GCAGAGCCTATAATTCAGGCATTCATCTTGGACTCAGCAACACAAGGAACTTTGGATGGCGCAAACTCTGTGCTTTCCTACTGATTAAGGAGCAATAATGGCAGGAGCAGGTTACAAGTTATTCAACACAGGCGATGTGTTAACAGCCGCCCAGGTGAATACTTATTTGATGCAACAGAGCGTGATGGTCTTTGCCAACTCAACAGCTCGAACAACGGCTCTGTCAGGCGTACTTGCAGAAGGAATGCTTTCATATCTTCTTGACACCAATGCGGTTGAAAAATATGACGGATCATCTTGGGGCGCAATTACAGCAGGAGACATTGAAGGCGTTACAGCAGGAACAGGTTTATCAGGTGGCGGAACTTCAGGCACCGTGACACTTTCTATTGCAACTTCACAATCAGATTTGATCGTCAAAGGCTTTGAAGAAGATGTCAATGTTGTGGCAAGTGCTGCAACAGGCACAATCAACTTTGATGTGTCAACTGCATCGGTGTGGTATTACACATCCAACGCAACCGCAAACCACACGCTGAACTTTAGATATTCAAGCGGAGCAACTCTTAGCTCGGTTCTAGCAGTCGGCGATGCGATCACCCTTGTATGGCTCAACACAAACGGATCAACCGCTTACTATCCCAACGTCATTCAGATTGACGGCAGCGCGGTGACTCCAAAGGTTCCTGCCGCAATCAGCGCAGGAAATGCTTCTTCAATTGATGCCTATGTGTTCACAATCATCAAGACAGCCGCAACGCCAACATATACAGTTCTTGAAACACAGACGAAGTTCGCATAAGGGGTTTTGATGTCACCGATCAGTTCAACATTGGCAAACGCCTCTGCGTATGGTTATCGAATCTTTGCAGGTGAGCCTAACTCTTACGAGTCTATCGCTACCGTAACTGTTGGATCAGGCGGTTCTGCCTCTGTAACCTTTAGCAGCATTCCATCTACTTATCAGCATTTACAAGTCAGATATATTGGTAGAGATAACCGAGCAAGTGCTTCAGACGATTTGATGTTTAGATTAAATTCTGATGCAACAACAGCCAATTATAATTCACACCGATTATTTGGCGATGGCTCAGCGGTTAGTGCAGATAGAGTTACTGGATTTGCAGGTACTTTGTCTGCTTTTGTAACAGGTGGAACAGCTGGAGCGAGTATGTTTGGTGTTGGAGTAACTGATATTTTGGATTATGCAAACACTAATAAATACAAGACAACTCGTTCTATTGGTGGTAATGATCAAAACGGATCGGGTTTTGCAAGTTTTATTTCTGGGCTATGGATGTCCACTTCCGCAATTACTAATATAGAAATAATTCCGTTAAATGGAACTCTTTTTACTCAGTATTCATCCTTCGCCCTATACGGAATAAAGGGATAACATGCCATCAACTTATACTCCGATTGCTACAACTACTTTAAGTAGCGCACAAACAACTGTTACCTTTTCATCCATTTCTGCGACATATACAGACATTGTAATCGTAGCCAGTATGAAAACTACAGTAGCCGCTTACCAACCTATTTTAAGATTTAACTCAGATACAGGTACTAATTATTCTGCTACTGCCGTATCAGGCAATGGGTCATCTGCTTTATCTACACGACACACAAGTCAAAATGGCATTTATGTAAATCCCGGGGCTGGTACTGGAGGCACTGTTGGCAACTTTATGCCGTGGATTATCTCGGTGCAGAATTATGCTAATAGCACAACATATAAAACCGTTCTTGCTCGTTTCAATAATCCTGATTCGCTTACTAATGCTCTAGTAGGTATGTGGCGAAATACAGCTGCTATTACCACTATCAGTCTGACCGCAGAATCAGGTTCAGGAGACTTTCAATCTGGCTCTACATTTACATTATACGGGGTGAAAAGTGCCTAATACATTTGAGAAGATTGCATCCGTTACAGTCGGAGCAGGTGGGGCAAGCAGTATTGACTTTACTTCTATCCCATCGACCTTTACCGATCTATGCGTAAAGTTGTCTGCTCGAAACACATCGGCAGGTTATAACGATGTAAGACTAAGATTTAACTCCAATACATCTTCTGTATATTCAATCAGATCGTTGCAAGGTGATGGATCAGGCGCATCCTCAGCCACAGAAACAGCTCAGACTTCTAACTGGCTTGGTAATACAGACAACACAACAGCAAGCACTTTTAGTAGCATTGATCTCTATGTGCCTAATTACACTTCAAGCAACGCTAAATCTATTTCATTAGACAATACAAGCGAAGCCAATACGACTAACACTCGCATGCAAATGATTGCTGGTCTATGGAATCCTTCTCCACAGGCTGCTATTACCGCTGTGAATCTATTTTACTCATCGGGTAACTTTGCACAATACACAACCGCAACCCTATACGGCATCAAAAACTCATAAGGAGACAACATGGCAGACACAAAGATCGTAGTTGATTGCTCTACTGGGGAAGTCTCAGAGATCGAATTGACTCAAGAGGAAGTAGCACAGCGCGAGGCGGATGCAGCGGCATACGCCGATGCAAAGGCGCTAGAAGAAGCAGAAGCAACTGCAAAGGCAGCAGCCAAAGCAAGCGCCGAAGGCAAACTTGCAAAACTCGGCCTCACCGCCGATGAAGTTGCAGCTCTTCTAGGCTAACCTTTCCCCGAACAATCAAGGAGCAACAATGGGAATCTCAACCCGTCAAGTCACCATCACTACATCGCCAACAGCACTTGTTGATGCAACCGCCGAAGCAGAGATGGTCTATCTTCACAGTTCAAGCGGCACTTGCTTCTTAGGCAATAGCGATGTGACAACATCAACCGGATACCGCATGGACAATGGTGACAAATTGACTGTTGAAAATAAGGCAAACGGAATCTGGGCAATTACAAGTTCAGGAACCGTGATCATGCAAGTGATGGCTATTGGCAAATGACAGTTCAAGATTGGGCAGCGTTGGCAGTTTCGCTTCTGACAATCGGTGGAGCATTCCTTGCCGTGACTCGATGGCTCGTCAAGCATTACCTGAATGAATTGAAGCCAAATGGGGGATCAAGCATGAAGGATTCAGTTGCACGATTGGAGCGACAGGTTGAAGAAATTTATCGCATCCTTCTTGCTCGCAATAACTCTTAGCGGTTGCGGTTATCAGGGTTGGGTTCGATACCCTTGCCAAGAGTTTGAAAATTGGGAAAAACCTGAATGCAACAAACCGCAATGCGACATCACGGGAACCTGCACCTCTGACTTACTTCCGGAGATATTTGATGAAACGCCCTGAACGGTACACACCCGAAGAATTACACGCTCGACTCATTGTCAGCATTGGAATCATTCTTGCAATTGTCTTTGCAGGATCGGTTTTCTCACTCCTGTGGGCATTGGTATTTGTTACTCAACCGATGAAGCAAGCACCCAATGATGCAGCCTTCATTGATCTAGTTGCAACATTGACGGTTTTTCTTACAGGAACTTTGGCAGGGATAGTCTCTGCAAATGGACTCAAATCAAAACCAAAACAAGGGGAAAATAATGTCAGCTCAACTCAATAAGTTTCTTGATGCAGCACGAGGCGAAGAAGGCTTTATTGAAGGCCCTGCCGAGAATCAAACTCACTACCAAAAGGCAAACCAACCGTGGTGTGGTGCCTTCGTCAATTGGGTGGCAAAACAGGCAAAAGTGACATCAATCCCCAACTGCACATTCACCCCGTCAGGGGCAGAGGCCTTCCAAGCAAAGGGCAAGTGGGAAGATGCCGAGGTTGCCACGCCAATGCCAGGTGACATCGCCTTCTTTGATTTCCCAGGAGATAATGTCAATCGAATCTCTCATGTTGGCATCGTCTTGCAGGTGCGAAATGATGGAACTGTCGTGACAATTGAGGGCAACACGGCACCTGATAAAAAGGGAGATCAGCGCAACGGCGGCGAAGTATGCCGTAAGGTTCGCGCCTATAAGAAGAACAATCGTGGGAAACTAAAGACATCCTTGCCCGTGTTCATCGTTGGATTCGGCAAGCCTACTTTTAAGGAGTAATGATGCTTGACAAAGTAAAACTTGAAGCAATTGTAAAGACATACTTGCGTGCAGCAGCAGCAGCCGTTGCAGCTCTATATCTTGCAGACCCAAATCAGCCTGTGAAGAATTACCTTGTCGCAGGATTGGCAGCAGTTGCCGGCCCTGTCTTGAAGGCGCTTGATTCCAAGTCAACAGAATTTGGCAGAGGAAGCAAGTAAAAATGAATCGGGGGGAAATTTTAGATGAGGCAAAACGCCTCACGCATACTGATCGTCAAAAAAACTATGGATCACCGTATGTAAATCACAAACGCATCGCCGACCTGTGGAGCGTGTATCTTGAAACTGAGATAACACCTTCACAGGTCGCTTTGTGTTTATGTCTTGTGAAAATAGCTCGCTTGATTGAGACACCTGACCACGAAGATTCATTCATAGACTTGGCAGCATATGCCGCGATTGCAGGGGAG